GGGGACGCAGAAAGAAAGCCCGGGCCAATAAAAAGCGAGAGGGGAGACGATGCAGATGAGTGAGACGGGAGTGTGGTTCTGCCAGGAGTGCCAGACGATGATGGAGCATCACGAGGAAGGGTTCGATAAGTGTCCGAGCTGCGGAGCCGAGGCGTGGCCATCGGGAGAGGCCAGCTACCAGCGCGAGCGGCCGAAAGCCGCGGCACTCGCACAGAAGATACATGGCGTATGGTACTGCCAGCGTTGCAGAGTACCAATGGTGCCAGTGGACGGAGACTACTGCAAGTGCCCGGAATGCACGGCTGAGGTGTGGTACGGATCGAAGAAGCGAGACGGGCAGGCAGACATGCAGGAGCTCATGGAGACAACAGAGGAGTTTCCAGTCTTTCTCCACGCTGGGGAAGTCTGCATGGGAACAGGCGGCGGGCGGCCTGCGAGAGGAGGAGGCTCACACAATGGCAAGAGCAGGCACAAGGCTGATATGCAGAAGCCGACGACAGAAGAGTTATACAGGAGACTGTGCAACAGTTGACAAGCGATGGCAACTGCGATACAATAAGAGTCGTAAAAGACTGCACAGCAACATGGCCGTCCGCATTTAGCGGGCGGCCTTTTATAGTGCCCAAAAACAAGGGCGGTGGCCACGGACGATTGCCGTAGCCAATCACCGCAGAACACGCAACGCGCAGCAGGCTGCATCCCCCCGGGGTGTTTGGGTCCTTCTGGGGACGGGCGGCTGCACGGGTCTGCGAGTCGCGGCGGTTCTGCGCGTGAAAATTAGAAAAACGGGTTGACAATCTGACAATACGAGGGGAGGGAGCCCGGATGCCTGAGGGGTCGGGCGCGGGCGCGCGCGAAACAGAAGAAAGCAAGTTCATTTTTTCTACAGCAGATGCGTGTGAATTCTTTGGAATATCACGCGAGACTTTGTCAACTTGGCAGAAAAAAGGCGCGCCGAAAGCCGCACGCGGGAAATGGGATATCAAAGCAGTAATGGAGTGGCGATACGCCGGTCAGCACAGCGAGAGCCCGGAAACGCGCAAACTCAAGGCCGAAGCGGACTTGAAGGAAGCCAAGGCCGCACAAGAAAAGATAAAATTGGGCGTAACCAAGGACGAATTCATCCCCGCCGACATCGTGCGGATGGAGCTGGCACGGCTGCTGGCGAATCTGAAAAAATCATTGCTGGCTATCGGCCATCATTGCGCGTCAGACCTGGCATCACTGGATCCGGAAGCAGCCGAGATCGCCAAAAACGGGGTTGACAAGCGGATACAAGATGCGCTGAAAGAGCTATCGGAGGGGAGGCTGTACCGTGGCCGCGCGAAGAAAAAAGCAAAGAAATGAGCTGAACTATCCGTGGTGGATTATGGACGCACTGGCTGTGCTCAAACCGCCGGAAAAAATGACGGTATCGGAGTGGGCGGACAAGTACCGGATTCTCTCCGAGCTTGACAGCGCCGCGCCAGGGCACTGGCGAACAAGCAAGACGCCGTACTTGAAAGCAGTCATGGACGCATTCAACGAGGATTTCATCCACGACATCACGTTCTGCGCCGGAACACAGCTTGGCAAGACGTCGGCAGAACAGAACATGATCGGGTACGCCATCGCGCAGGATCCGGGGCCGATGCTGGTGGTCTACCCGTCCGAGAAACTGGCAAAATTCACGTCCGAGAAACGCCTGCAGCCGCTGATTGAGTTGTCACCTGTCCTGCGAGACAAGTTCAATGAGCGCGGTAGCAAGGATTTGGAACTGAGTTTTGACACTATGTATATCGCGTTGGTCGGTGCTAATAGCGCATCAGACCTGTCGAGCCGCCCAGCGCGATATGTTTTCTTTGATGAGATAGATAAATTTCCCAAATGGACCGGGGCGGAGGCGGGCCCTCTGGAGCTGGCGGCAGAGCGAACCAAGACGTTTTATAACCGCAAGATCGTGAAAGTGTCCACACCGACGCTCAAAACGGGAAACATCTGGCAAGGATGGCTGAATGCTGATATCCAGTATCGCTATTTCGTACCTTGCCCACATTGTGGAGAAATGCAGGTGCTGGAATTCGGCCAAATCAAGTGGCCAGAGGGAGCAGATGAGACTGAGGTTCGGGCGGTTGCGAACTATGAATGCAAGTATTGCCATGAGATTATCGATGATCGGCAGAAACCAGCGATGCTGCGGGCAGGAGAGTGGCGCGGCGAGCGCAAGCGGAAAGGCCGGGCGCACAAAGTCGCGTATCACCTGAACTCCATCTACTCGCCATGGCTGGCCTTTGGCGATGTAGCGGCGAAGTTTCTGGCAAGCAAGGATGAACCTGCTTTACTCATGAACTTTATCAACTCATGGCTTGCTGAGCCGTGGGAAGACAGGTCCAGCCGGATGAAGTCCGACGTAGTCATGAGCAAGGCGCTGCCGTACGAGCGCGGGCGGATGCCGTCAGCGGCACAACTGCTGACATGCGGCATCGACGTTCAGCTCGATCACTTTTATTTCGCTGTGCGCGCCTGGGGACCGCATCTCACGTCATGGCTCGTCGATTGGGGACGTGTAGAGACGTGGGCAGACCTCGAGACGGTCATCAATCGCAACTATGCAGACATGGATGGCGAGATACACAACGTGAATCTCGCTTGTATCGACTCTGGCTACAATACCGACGATGTCTATGCGTTCTGTGCGGCTCACATGGATGTGCTGGTGCCGACGAAGGGCAGCGCTACACCGCTCAAAAGCCGGTATAGCGTCACAGTGCTAGACAAGCGCCAGGCCGGTTTCGGGCTCAGGCTCTACGTCATGGATCCGAACCAGATGAAAAATTTCATCGCATCGCGCATGAGCATCGATGCTGGCGCGCATGGGAGCTGGAACGTCTACAAGGACATCGAACGGGAGTATGCAGATCAGGTTTGCGCCGAGCAACGGGTTGAGAAAAAGGACAAAAAGGGCCATGTATCGACCGTGTGGGAGAAAATCAGCAGTCATGCAGCGAACCATTTGCTCGATTGTGAGACAAATAATACGCTCGCGGCAGAAATCCTCGGTGTGCGCTACCTGATGGAGCCGGAAACGGCACCACGGGAGGAAAATGAGCCGGAAGATGACTGGCTGCACGTCAAAGATGACTGGATATCGTCGTGAAATGAAAGGAGGTGGACAGTTTGGAGGAACAAGAAGTACTGCAGGCGCAGCTTGAAAACGTGCGGGCGGCCATAGCGGCTGTCGAAACAGGCGCCCAGTCGTATAAAATCGCGAACCGGAGCGTTACCAAGGCAGATTTGGCTACGCTTTACGCGCGGGAGAAGTCATTGAAAGCTGAAATTGCCCGTGCAGCGGGCGGCGATTTGTATTTCGCCGAACTGGGACGCCTATGATCAAGATGCTGGAACGGGCCATCGCGGCTATTTCTCCTCAGTGGGCGTGCAATCGAGCTTTTTTTGCCGAGAGCCTGCGCGCCTACGAGGCTGGCGAGGTGAACCGCTTCAATGACGGCTGGATGCCGATCAACGAAGATACCGAGAACTCGGATAAGCCCCAGCGGGACCTCATCAAGGCGCGAGCAAGGTATCTCGAGAACAATAGCGACATTGCTGAGGCTGCCATCGGCGGTATCGTGCGCAATGTCGTAGGCACAGGCATCAAACCGCAGGCGAGGACAGGGAGCGAGGCACTGAATTCCCGTATTGAGGCACTATGGCGCGAATGGACGCGCCCTGAGAACTGTGATGTTACGGGGCAGCAGAGCTTTCCAGAGCTACAGGCATTGCTTTTGCGCCGGAAAGTTGTCGATGGCGACATTTTCGTCAAGAAAGTTATCGACAAGCAGGCAAAATTCCCGCTGAAACTACAGATCATCAAGTCTGACTTGCTGAGCCAGTACTACATCACGAACCCGAAAACAGGGAACGTCATCCGCTCCGGAGTCGAGCTTGACGACCATCTGAAGCCGGTCGCGTATTGGGTGAACAAGAAGACGCCGGATGGATTCGTCATGTACGATCCTGACCGTATCTTGGCGGAGAATATGATACATCTCTGGACACGGAGACAGCCGGATCAGGTGCGCGGCGTGTCAGACCTGGCACCAATCATCAAGCGACTCAAAGAGACGCAGGATTATCTGGACGCCGAGACCATTGCGGCAAAAATTGCCGCCTGCTTTTCCGTGTTCATCACGACGGAGACCGGTAGTCCGGGCATGGTCGGGCGGATGAACAATGTAAAGGACCCGGAGGGGAAGAAACTGCAGTCTATCCGTCCTGGCATGATCAAATATCTGCAGCCGGGCGAGAGCGTGTCGACGGCGAACCCATCACGCGGTATCGCAAACGCGAAGGACTATGTATCCATACAGGAACGGCTTGCAGGAGCGGGGCTTGGGCTATCGTATGAGCTCATGAGCCGCGATTTCAACCAGTCGAGCTTTTCAGCGGCGCGACAGGGCATGCTGGAAGACAGGAAGACGTTCGAGCCGATGCAGGAATGGCTTTCCGGGCACCTTTGCGATCCGATATATCGTGAATGGCTTGATATGTGTGTCATGGCAGGGCTGCTTGATATACCGGATTATTTCGTGCACCGGGAGGACTATCAAGCGGTCGAATGGGTGACGCCTGGCTGGGCATGGATTGACCCGCAGAAAGAGGTCAGCGCAGATATTGCGGCCATCCAAAATGGCGGTAAAACGCTGGCGCAGTGGTGTGCAGAGCGCGGCTATGACTGGCGGGAGCAGCTAGAGCAGATGGCGCTTGAAAAGAAAACGGCGGAAGAACTCGGACTGACCCTTGCAATACACACGCCGGTATCTGTCCAGGCTGCCATGAGCAACCACACAGAAAATGCCGGAGACGGCGGAAAGGAAGAAAGCGAAGACGATGAAAGCGAAAAAAAGGAATGAGGCAGAGATTCACAACCTGCGTCGCGACACTTTCGATGACGCAATACTCTGCCGTGCAGATGATGTGCCGGGCGAGGCAACAGACGATGGAGCCGTGGCCGATAATCGCCGCGTAACACTGTCGCTATCGAGCGAGGAGCCGTATCAAAGGTGGTTCGGTACGGAAATCCTCTCGCATGATGCAGAGGCTATCGACCTGTCACGGCTCGAAGATGGCGGCGTAGTGTTGTTCAATCACAACCCGGACCATGTGCTCGGGAAGATTCTCTCGGTATCACTCGACGAAAAGGCCCGAAAGCTGCGTGCCGAGATAGAGTTTGACACTGACCAAGAGGCAGATCTGATTTATAAAAAGGTCCAGTCGGGGACGCTCAAGGGCGTATCCGTAGGATATAAGGTGGACGTATGGGAGGAAGTCGCGAGGGATGCGAAGAGCGAGGACGGTAGATTTGTCGGCCCGTGCGACATAGCAACCCGTTGGACACCGTATGAGATATCTATCGTATCCGTTCCGGCCGACAACAGCGTAGGCATCGGGCGGATGTATGAACTAGGAGGAGATGGAACAATGGAAAATACCCCGAAAGAGCCTGAGACGATGCAGAAGGACGCCGCAGGCATCGAAACCAAAGAGGAGCAGGACAAAGCCGTACGCGCGGCCATGCTCGATGAGCGCAAGCGCGTACAGGAAATCGGTGACATGTGCCGGCAGTTTGGTGTGGAGGCAGACAAATTCATTGCTGATGGCACCTCAGTAGACGCGGCGCGGGCGGCAGTCATGGAGAAGCTGGCGCAGGAGCGCACGGCGCAGGACGTGACGGTACAGGCAGACGAGGCGGATAAGTTCCGCGCAGCTGCTGTAGACGGGCTTTCACTGCGCGCAGGCATGCAGGTGGAGCGGCCGGCCGACGGCGCTGATGAATTCCGCGGCATGAGCCTCGTACGCCTTGCCTCGGAAGTACTGTCGATGGAGGGCAAGAGCGTCCGCCACATGGATGACATGCTCATCATGCGCGAGGCACTGACCGGCACGGGCGCATTCCCCGGCATCCTCTCGAATGTTGCGAACAAGAGCCTCGCACAGGCATATCAGCTCGCCCCGACGACGTTCCAGGACTGGACGGCAAAGGGCAGCAACAAAGATTTCAAGACAGCGACGCGCTACAGGCTGTCAGAAGCACCGTCCCTTGAAAAGATTAACGAGAACGGCGAGTTCAAACATGCAGCGCTCACGGAAGATGGCGTGACTACGAAAATCGAGAGCTATGGCGCTACGTTCTCCATCACGATGCAGGCCCTCATCAACGATGACCTCGGTGCACTGAGCCGCCAGCCGACCGAGTTCGGCATCGCCGCCCGCCGTGATATCAATGAGCGCGTATATGCTGTCCTGAGCAACAACGAATCGTTCCAGGGAACGCCGCTCTTCGACAAGAAGCATGGCAATATTCAGAGCGCCGCGCTCGACGTAGCCGGCCTCGGAGTCATGAAAGCCGCAATGGCACGTCAGACGAACATCGCAGGAAAGCAGAAGCTGAACATCCAGCCGGCGTTCCTCATCGTACCGCCGGAGCTCGAGGTCCAGGCAGCACAGCTCATCCATTCCGTCGTTGATCCGTCGAAGAACAACGCGGCAGTCAACCCGTTCGCAAACAAACTCACGGTCATATCCGATCCGGAGCTTGTGGACACGAAGACGTTCTACATGGTGGCAGCACCTGGCTATGTACCGACTATCGAAGTCACCT